ATGCGAAGCGCTCTCCAGATCGACACATACGCCATCAAAACCGCCGAACTGTTTGCACCTGGGCGAAAGGGTGCTGATGCCGTGATGTGGCTGCTCGATGACTACCCTCGGCTGGTTGCCGAGCTTCGCGAGCTTCGCCGTCGTGTCGACCAGATCGACCGCGAGGAGGCCGATTTCGATGCCCGGCTAGCGACTCTCCAGAGCGCATGCCGGGATATTCTCGACCTCTGATTGCTAGCGGTTTGCGTCCTCGAGCTCGAGCACCAGGACGGAAATTGCTAGCACCTCTCCCGATGGACCTGCTAGCATTTATGCACCTGGTGCGATCGATCCAGGATCAAATTTGCTAGCAGGGAGAAATGGACATGATGCTGACCATTCGGGATGTTGATGAGTACCTGGTTCGCCAGGCCAAGATCGCAACCGGCAAGGGAACCGGTAGCCAGGCGTTCATCGCCGGCATCGAATTGATGGTCCGTCAGCGTGATCGCATCGAAGATTTAGAAGAAACGGTGCGCAGCCTTCGCGAGCAAGTTGCCGTGTATCAGCGGACTTTGCGCGACGCCCATGCTGCTGCGGTTCAACTGGCCGAGGTTGCCGGCCAGGGCGACATGTTCCACCCGACCACTGACAACCCGCTTCGGCCCGGCTTTCGCCGCTAGCAGTTTTCGTTCTGCAGCTGCTGCACCAGGTCGAATAGTGCTAGCAAAACGTGCCGCGGATCTCGCCCAGGATCTCGCTAGTTGCTAGCGTTTCGGTGGCCTCGACCTCGCCGCTTGCGGCGATTAGTCGCCTGCACGCCCTGGGCTGATTGCCTCGTCGTCACCGCGACGGAACCCGCGCAGCGGCCGGTCTCCCGCCAACGAAAAAGCCCCCGACGGCCTGCATGGCCACCCAGGGGGCTCTTCGCGATTCTCGTTCTGCTGTCCCGTCCCGATCTCGACCCGCGCCCTGATTACCAACCTGGGCCACTCCGAGCGCCTGCCCGGCAGTCTCCCAGGATCGTCAGCGGCTGATCTGGTCAGGTCATGGTAATTGCGGCCGTTCAGCCGCGCTTTTTCAGCTGGTCGGCGGTGGGGGTGCTGTTACACCCCCACTTTACCGAAGAGTTCTTCGGTTTATCCTCTTTTGCACTCGCTCATGATCATGTCTGGGACCCCCGAGCCGAGCATGAAAATATCAGATGCCGCCTCGCCCGCTTTATTGCAATCATCCTCAGTAGAAAACCCTTTGAAATCAAAGACTTGTGCGCTTTTTTCTACCTCTTCGGCGGGCCCGTTTGTGTAGAGCGTCAGTAGAAGAGTCCACGTGATCATTTGATAGCTTCCTGCTCGAATCCGAACAGCACGCCTTTCAGGGCTATGCGTGCCTGATTCCTGATCGCCGCGGGCAAGGCGTCGAATCGCTTTAAGATGGGCCTCAGGTCCTCGGATACTGTCATTTCTGACTCCTCCAGCAGCAGCTCATCAGTCGTTACTCCAAGCACCTTTGCCAGCTCAACGATCTTGTCCGCCGATGGCATCTGCGTCCCGGCCTCGTATGAGGTGTAGCTCGACTTTGCTATGCCTGCTGGTCCCCATACTTGGGGCTGAGTGAGTCCCCGGGCCGCCCTGAACTTTTTCAGGTTCTCGCTCAATGTCATGGTTCTGTCGCTCGGCGTTTTCATCGTGGCGACATCGTAAATACTGTTCAACTGTCCAGTTCCGTTATTCCGGTATTTTAATGCTTGCATGTCGTGATGCTCCGTGGTTAGCATACCGGCATTCGGGTGCCGTTATTCCGGTATTGACAGGGAATCATGATGTTTATCGATTGGTTGACCGTTTCTCAGGAGCATTTGCACGACCTCCCGGTCGTTTGCGACGTTTTCACGCTCACGATTGACGCCAATACCAATGAAGTCCTGAGCACTCGCCAGCCACGTTTCAAGCACGAAGCTAGTCACTCCACCTCAGTCACCATTCATGTCCAAGGCCGGAAAGTCCGTGTTGAGGGCAATCCAAGCAGGATAGGGCGCCTTGACAATTTATTCGGCTTCACAACCGTCGATCAGTGCATTGCGGTCTACAACGCTCTTTTGCGCGAATACGGGCTACCAGCTTTCACCCGTTGCACACGCATTGATGTGCGTCAGGGCCAGTCGGGCTCTCAGGCTGGCGATCTCGTTGCAGATGGGGCAAAGATCGAGCGTATCGACCTCACTACAAACGTCGCTGTAGGTGACGGCAACCCACTGGCTTACCTGCGTGGGATTTCCAGCCAAAGGCTGGGCCATTCAATCGGTTTTCTTTACCCCAATGGCCGAACAGTCACTTGGACCCCTAAGGGCAACGGCAAAGGCGGGCGGCTCCAGTACCGCAAAGCTTATGACAAGGCTTTCGAGATGGACGCGAACCTGCTCCCCAAAATCAAGCGCCTTTATGGCGACCAGTCGCCCGAATTTCAGTACGTGCAGCGCGTTCGCGATTTTTGTGCGGAGAACGGCGTTGTTCGCATGGAGCAGGAACTGAAAAACGAGTTTCTCCAGCGTCACCACCTCAGCTACTGGGGTCTTTTCGATGAAAGGCGTTATGCCGAACTCCACGACGAGTTTTTACAGGTTGATGACCGGCTAAAGGTTACCGCTATGGACATGATGAGCATTGCTGACAAGCTGATCGAGGAGGGCATCTGTAAAGGTCGTGCCTCCGCAAACGCCACCGCATCCCACGCTCTGCTTTGGATGCACGGCCAGCCCCATAACGTCTCTCAGCGCGCATTCGAGACCCATGCGGCCCGCCTCAACCGCATCGGCATCAACATCCGCAACGCCTGCGACACCAGCCGCTTTGCGCCTGTCTTCGTCCGTCAGGCCCGCGAAGTCACCAAGTCGACCGTGCTGCCGATCCCGAGCTGGTATCAGCGCCCGAACCATCTGCAGGTGGCGGCATGATCGCTGCGACCTGCTCCTTGCTGGCCACCCTCGCCGGTGGAGCCATTGCGCTCTATCTGGTGCGCCTGGAGTACCGGCCATGATCCAGATCGTCGACAGCAAGCCGGGGGAGGGCATGACCCTCCGTACCGTCAGCTTTCAGGGCGTCCAGCTCAGCAGCGGCCAGCGCCGTCGTCTCGAAGAACAGCAGCGCACTCGCGCCTTCATGAATTCGACCTTGCAACAGCAGGTGAATGAAACCCTGGCGACTCTCGACGGCCGCCAATCTCAGGGCATCAAGCCCGAACGCCAATGGTTCTTGGAACGCCAAGAGCGTGGCACTCCATGCGTCGCCGATATGTTCGGCTTTTAAGAGGTAATACCCAATGGCTATGACTATCAAAATCGAAACTACCGGCAACTTCCGCACCGGTACTGCTGCCAAGTCTGGCAAGCCTTATTGGATGGCCGAGGCATATGCACACTTGCCGGGTATCCCGTACCCGCAGAAGTTCAGTTATTACGCTGCCTCGCAGAATGAAGTTCTGCCAGTTGGTCATTACGAGTGCGATATCACTTGTTCGATCAAAGATGATCGCATCAACTTTGAGGTTGATCCGCGCCAAGCTCGCCGCATTTCCGCGCCGCAGCCTGCGCAAGTTGCTCCCGCAAAAGCAGCGGGCGCTAACTAAATGGCCCTGTGCGTTGAACTCGCTGGAACAACTCTGACCGCCGTGGGCGAATATTCAGAAGCCTGCGCCGGATACGCACTGATGACCGCGCAAGAGTTCGCCAGTACGCCAACATTGGCCGCGCTCTTTGCCATGCCCGAACCTGAGAGTGTCAGAGCTGCCTTCATGGCGGGTCTGTCTCTCCCCCTGATCCTTTGGCTAACCGCCTGGGGATTCGGCGTTGTAGTGGGTTATATCAATTCACGCGCCGAGCCTGTAACAATCGAGGAGTAACAAATGGACTTTTCTGCCATCACTTCCGCTGTAGACGCAACCACCGTAGTCGCTGCAATTGCCGCAATCGCCGCCATCAAGGTTCTGCCTGGTGTCGCGAAGTGGGGCTTCAACAAGGTTATCGAGTGGTTCCGTTAACTGAGTTGACCTGCTCAGAGGCTCCTTCGGGGGCCTCGTTTGTTTCCGGGGTGCCAAATGTTGATTCAGTTTGGAATATTCTTTTGGGGGGCACTATGCGCCTGGGCAATTATCTTCGGGTTTTCTCGGCACTGAGTGTTTTGCTGCTTTGGCATTCTCCCGTTAGTGCGGAGGATTATTATTGGACAATAATAAACACTGAGGGGCGCTTTGCTAATCCTCTTTTGGCGTGCGAGGCTTATCGCGTTGCTCATACAAATTATTCTCCAGGCTCTATTCAGTTTAAATCCGACACGCGTGCAAGTTGTAAATTCGTTAGAGTAGACGGCGTCCCTGTAACCGGACCTGATGCAGTTAGGAATGGTTCCGGGTGTAGTAATGGTACCGTATACAACTCCGAAACCGGCGAATGCACTGCACCAGAAGAAGACGAATGCGCTGACAAGGCCGGCATTGATGAGGGTTTTTCTAAATCTGGAACGGCTCCTGATGGTTTTGCTTTTATCTCTTCCGGTGGAATTGGTGGAACTCAACGTCAAGGCTGTAAGAACGGTTGCGCTTTAGAGATACATGACAATCGTTGTAAATGGGGTGTTGCGGGTGCTTATTACTGTCGTGGCATTGCAACGTATACGGGACAGCAGTGCGCGACTACTGGCACTGGTGACCAGATAGACGAAGACACAAACGAAAGTACTGAGCCAGAAACAATTAAAGAAGATGTGCCATGTGTTTATTCGGCTTCAGGTGACAAGCAAGTTTGCGAGTCAAAGAAAAGCGAGGAAAAAGAAGGTCAGTCTTGCGGAACTGTCAACGGGGTTCCGACTTGCGTCTCAACTCCTCCGGCGAAAAATGGTGTAGATATCAGCACCGAGGTTACGACTGAAACTCACGCTGACGGCTCTACTACTATCACAAAGAAAGACACGGCAACTTCGACAACATGCACGGGCATTAATAGCTGTACTTCAAAAACGGCCACCACCACAACGGTTATCCAGAAAGATGCCGATGGCAATACTACTAGCACTGAAAGCAAGTGCACTGGTGCGGCATGTGGTAGTTCTTACAATCCAGACCGTGACGGTGATGGCCTGGGTGATGGGGAGGGTGAAGGTTCAGGCGGTGAGGGTCAAGACTGGTATACGCCTGGTGATGACACATTCGAAAGTGTGTTGACTCAGTTTGCAGCCGATGTAAAGCAGACGCCGATTGCTTCCAAGACAACTAACTTCCTGACGTTCCGTGCTTCGGGTGCTTGTCCGCGCTGGTCGGTTAGCGTTTGGGTTTTCGATATTGATATCGATCAGCTTTGTTCCGGCAACATTCCTTGGGACGCTATCAGGGCTGTAATTCTGGCCGCTGCTGCGTTTCTGTCATTTCGTATTGCTTTGTTCTGAGGTGAATTATGGAGTTCTTTACGCTTGCGTTCTGGAAGGGGCTTTGGGATGACGCTACAGAGTATTTGGACGATTGGCCGATCCGCATGCTCAAGAGCCTTCTCGATGGCGTTCTTAAAGTGCTCAACGGCATTGTTCCGCCTGATTTCATGGCTACGCCGATCAGTGATCAGCTTGGTCCGGTTATGGAATTCATCGGTTTCTTCTTGTCCCAGTCGGGCATCACGGAAGCCTGCGCCATGCTGCTGTCTGCCGTTATGTTCCGGCTCGGTCGCAAGGCCATCACGCTTGGTAGGTGGTAACCATGGCTATCCACTTTCATGAGGGTTTGCCAGGCGCTGGCAAGTCGTACGAAGCGTGTGTGTTCCACATCCTGCCTACGCTCAAGGCTGGGCGTCAGGTGGTCACAAACATCCGAGGTATCAACTGGGAGAAGTTCGCTGAGTTGCTCGAGGAGCCTGTCGAATACATCCAGATGCTGTTGATCTACATCGAGCCGGCCGAGCAGGATGGCGATTCCGGTGATATCGAGCGCGTTAAGAATGAGTTCGCCGACAAGACGCCAGACAACGCCATGATCGTCTGGGACGAGATTCAGGATTATTTCCCCAGTGGTAACTACAAACTGCCGCTCAATCAACAGAAGTTCTGGACCGAGCATCGCCACCGCGGGCTTGAGATCGTCATCATGGGTCAGGACCGTGATGACGTGCACAAGATCATTCGTAGTCGGATTGAGGACATTATCTACTTCCTCAAGCTCCAGGCTGTAGGGCGTCCGAACCAATACAAGTGGGAGCAGTTGCAGAAGCAGGCCAAGGGCAAGTTTGTGAAGATCGGTTCCGGCGTCCGCTCGTATGATTCAAAGTACTTCGGTCTTTATTCCAGCCATCGGCGCGAGAGCGTCAAGGGTGGCGTCTACCAGACATCTCGAACTAACGTCCTGAAGAACTCCAAGCTGCTTTCTCTCGGCGTGCCAGTCGCGTTCCTGGGCGCGATCTATGCCGTGGTTCACTTGTATGGGTTTTTCACTGGGTCTGGCGGTGCTGTTGCTAAGCCTGCCACTGCTGTGACTGTTGAGAGGTCTGCAGAGCCTGTTTCAGGGCTGACCAATCCAGAGCCGCTATCAATGGTCGCTGGCACGGTCACCAGTCGCACGACCGAGCATTCGGACGCGGAGCAATCGCCGCCGATCGATTACCTGGACAACCTTGCGCAAAAGCACCTGGTCCGCGCTACGGCGATCATTGATAGCAAGAAAAAAGGCAAGGAGCTGATGGGCGAAGTCGAGCTGCTCGACAGCTCCTATCACGTTAAAGAGCGTTTCAGTGTTGCTGAGATTCGTGCCCTGGGCTGGACCGTCACTCGAACTGGTTATGGCTTGCTTCTTGAAAAGCAGGGTGTTGCCTACGTCGCTCGCACCTGGCCAATTGAGCTTCGCGCCCGCGTCGATCGACGGACAGTCGATAGCCTGGGCACGGGCGCAAGCGGCTTGCCGCGCGCACGGGAACAGGCTTCATCTCAATCCGCTGATATCGTTTCGGTTGGATCTGGCAAACCGGGGCATTTGTGGTGATATATGGCGCTTCGCATAATCTATATTATGTTAAATAAATAATATGATTACGCTTGAGAAACATCTGGGTAGCTACAGGCTTCGGTGACGCAATCGGTACACACCACTTGACGCATAAAAGACCATTCACTGTCTTAAGCTTCTGCTGAGCGGCTCGCGCCCGTGCAAATATCAGGCGCACCATCTCGTCTCAGACTCAGTTCCTCAAAGGCCCCAAGTCAATTGCCAGGCAACGAAGGTCAGTGACCTGCGCAACCATGATGTCGCTGGCCTCGTGATGGGTAAAGGCGCCTAGGAAGTAGAACGTGAAGTACCTCACCAGCCGGGCCTGCTCGAGAAGTTCATTCACATAGCGCCTCGATCGGTGCTGAGTCATGACTTCATCGGAGACCTGGAGAAAGGCGTCCTTATCCGCAACCTTGTCAAAGAACTTGAATACGAAACCAGCTCCCTCCATCCGCTCAATCCGTCCGCCGCCGTTGTAGACGTACCCTGCAGTATCAGGCCTGGCCCAAGCCACCTTCTTGAAGTACGAACGCAGCGTTATCTCACCACGCCCTGTTACGTTGATGGTTACCTCGGGAAAGAGGTCTTTGAGAGCCTCACGTGTGTCGTGGTAGTAATCCAC